TTCTGTACCGTGAGGGATGGAGGATAGAGTCCAGCATCTCGGGCACACCATACTGGATGCTCAAAGCCATCGGCATCCTTCCTATATGTCAACACACTGATGGCGGATTGGGTAATCTTGGCCTGTCCTGGGTCTATAGCCACCATGAACCTCTGAGTCTTTGGAAAGTCTTTAGGAGTAAACCAGATGTTGAGGTCATTCACTATCTTCTTGGGTGGGTAGCAGCCTTTAGCCAGTTCATTTACCCTCTCATGGTCGTAGTAATCAATGCCGGTAGCAAGGAAGCAGGAGACATCATCTTCGGGGAACTCCTGTGCAAATAGGGTGCGGGTACTACCTTCTCTCCTCAAACTCTCCATCTGCTTGATGGTGTAGCGGCGCCACCTAATCTGGTCTATGGTGAGTCCTTGGTTGTTCACTAACCTCTGTTCATCTGAGGTCATGTCAAAGTAGGGGGAATCAATCTCTGGCATCAGTTTGAGGCGGGCATCACCCATCCTAATTTGGTATTCGGACTGCATGAACCATGGATAGAAGTGAGGGGTGAATAGGGACTGACCATCTCTAGCCATGTTATAGATGTCGTGGAAGTCGTTCTGCTCGCCATTGGGAGTGGAGAATATATCACAGGTACCATCTGGAGGTATTCTAGCAATAGCTGGGAGTACCACTCTCTCCATAGAGTCTTGCGGGTAGAAGGCAAACTCATCACATAATAAGTGGTGGATGGTTTGAGTCCTCCCTGCTACGTAGCTCCTCGCACTAGCAATATACATGGTGGAGGTACCAACTACTGCTCCATCTACTTTGAACCGGAAGGATTTTTCATACATGGAGTCGGAGTGGATTTCAGGGAAGCCTGGTATTCTCAAACCTGCCAGATGATTATAGAATAGGTTGACCTTGGACAACAGCTTGCCGGTTATGTAGTCCTCGTAGGCTATCAGCACTGTATTGGTACCAGGTACTGTTAGGGTATTAACTAATCTCTTGGCGATACGTTCGGTTGAAAACCCTACTTGGGAAGGTTTGACCCAGATATCCATCCCAGTCTCGGAGGCATCTACATCGGCCTGGATGGTGTTATAAACGAAGGGCACAGTCTCTCTGGCCTTATTCTCCACAACGAAAAGCGTCTCAATGAACCTTCTCTCCCGCCCAGGCATCATCAACTCTCTGAACCTTTGCTCAGTCTGACTTACTACCATCACCTCTCCTGTTAAGCTCCTTCAATCCACTGTGCAAGAACTCCCTATACGCCAACTCCTCCATAGAGTATTTATCCGGACTGGTGCCAGGTCGTATAGTCCTTTGAAACTCTAAAGCCAATTCAATCCTTTCGCCCTTCATCTTAACATATGGCTGTATAGCATACAGGAACGTAGCACCTATCCTAGAAGCAACTGTCCAATGATACACAGTCTTACGTGGTGGTTTTGGTTTATGCGTTACAACAGAACCACCAAAACTCTCTTTTAGCCAATCTAATACTGTCAAGTCTGTATTAGACACACTTACAAACAAGCCACCCCTATAGATATAAACTGTCCCTTCTCCATCAAAGAACCCAGCTATATACGACAAGTCCTCTGATGTCAGGGTATCTATAGAGGCATAGTCCCAAAGTACCTCTTTTTCCTCAGTTGCCAATACCATTATCTCTTCCTCTTAGCTCTAGGTAATTTACCCAATGTCAAGGCTAATCTTGCCTGTCTGCCTACCCTTCCACTCCTTTTGGCTGCGGCTGCTATCCTTGATTTGGGGATTCTCTGCCCAGCCGGTACATGTAGGGAGCGGTGCAGTCCACCTTTATTCCTCGTTGCTTTGGCTATCCACTTCCTTGTTCCCATTTTGCTCCTCCAACAAAACCAACTTCACCAAATGCTGACAGGCACTGTCCACATCCGCTATGGAGGCTTGGAGTTCACCAAGTCCTACTCTCAAATCCAGCAGGGCCTTAACAAGCTCATCCTGCTTCACTTGATTGAGCCTTGCGGAAGTAAAATTGTGCTACCAATGTCCATACTGCTATGGAGGCGCCAAGTACCTCGCCACTCAACTCGGTAAATAGGCTGCTGACCAACCACAGTGCTGGTATCAGTATAATCAGTATGAGGGCTAGGACATTCCTAAAGTTCTTCATGTTACCTCCTAAAATAGTTTGGGATAATACTTCCTTAAACTTTCGGGCATGTACTGCCCAATATATCTATAGACCTCTGCATGGCCTTCAATGATGTTGGTCAGCCCATAGGTGTTGATGGAATACAACAGTTTAATCACGGGGTCGGTTGTAATAAGAGGTGTATATATGGCATAGAACTCAGCCTTCCCCTCATTGGTGAGTAGGGCATAACTATTATGGGCCTGTTCGTGGGCAATGACACCAGGATTCACCCACTCAGGTCTTACGTCCAGATGTCTGATACCATCCTGTTCCCAAGCCTGGGCAGGATAGGGGATAGTCTCGGTAACATTTATGACTATGGAGTTTCTCCAATAATCCCAATGGTCTATTGGGACGTCCCAGCCATCAAGCCAATCACTCATGGCGTAGTCCAAATCCATCAAAGTATAGTTTGGAGGCTCTTCAGGATGAGGCAGTACCAATGGAGGTTCAGCAACAGGCATAGTAGGGATAGGAGGTATTGGTCTCCTGAACAACGACAATATTAGGTCAATCAACCACATCATCCTGCCCTCTTCTGGTATTTCATTCCTCTCCTACCCACCCTCAACACCTGAGCCTTGAGAAGGTTCTTCTTCCCTGCTATCTTTTGTCTGGGAGTGGCTCTAATACCTCTGGTCATTTGCTACCATTGCGGATGATTCTATCCAACTTCTCATTTATCTGCTGGTGGTCGGACCTATTATCATCCTGGTAAGACTTAAATTCTTCACGGACAGACCCTATATTCTCCTTATTGGTTGCTACTCGGTTGGTCAGTATCCCATACCCATATGCTAGGGCCATTAGGGCTAGGAAAACTGTAATTCCTGTGGCTACTAAGGCTACATCTACCTGCATTTACCTCTCCTGTACCATCTCAATTTGTTCCCTTCTTATTGTGAGGGTCAACTTGGTGAAGTCAAATGGCTGGTCAACGCTACCACCTCCTAACAACTGCTTCATCATGGCCAAAGACTGTGGGGTGTAATGGTTCCTGATCTTATGTAGGTACTCAACATCATTGGGAGATAGGTCCTGACCAATCGCATCCTTGTAGAGGAGTTTGAAGTCCTTTTGCAGGACCAGATGGAAGTTGCGGGTGAATTGCATATCCAGAAATTCGTTGGCTAACTGCTTCCGCATCTCAGTGATGCCCTGGCCATCTATGTAGGCGAAGTTCTGGTCGGCTTCTGTCCACCTGGCCAGGGTTTTGCGGTGAATCCCAGCCAACTCTACAGATTGGAGGCGGGAAAAATTGGAGAGTCTATAGCTCAGGTATAATGATTTCTTGGTATCCTCTTCCTCAAATGCTGGGAGGGCTGACCTGGCCAAGTCCAACGCTTCAGACATATCTCACCTCTACCTATATTATAGCATAAGTGGAGCTAAAAAGCAAGTGGTAGAAATTATGATGTATAATTCTATATATAATATTTTCTATGCCAGGTGATTGGAGGATATTAGAATATATGCAATATCAGATATTCTATGCCAGCACTTGACAAATGATTTACCATATGCTATAATATATCAGAGTGAAAAAAGAGAGGACGATATGAGCTGGATAAAGAACAGTGAACCTGAATATGTAAAGGAACTGAACGAGCTTGGATGCCGTCTATCCATAGCCACGGATTGTGTGGTGAGGCCAGTTGTGGGTCTACAAGCTCTTGAGTGTAAGTGTGGGGTGATATTCCCACTGTATTTATTGAAGAGGGGGAATTGGGCCGAAATCAAAAGAAGGCACGACGAGGAGAGAAAGTGGATAAAGTAAGTAGGTTCCAACAATTCAAGGACATATTCACCAAATACCAGAAACTGTTCGGGTTAACTGGGTATAGTGTATATTTCAAGAATGAGGCATTGGAGGATGGCTACGCTGATATTACGGTAAAACAAACTGAGATGGTGGCTACTGTGAGGCTAGACAGTAAACCCTCAAAACTCAGGGATGCTGGTATGTCTGCCAAG